ATAATATATATTTTAAAGAACTTTTTTTATTGTTACATACAATTAATCCACAAAAAGAAAAATTTAAAAGAATTAATAAATCCAAAATTTCAAAATTAAATATTAGTTGTGAAAATGATTTTAACTCATGTAAGACAGATGAATTCTTTTTTGAAAATAAAAAACAAATTATATTAGGTAGATTTTTTGATACAATTGGTTGTTTCTATAAATGTAAGGGTCATTATTTTAGCATGGCGATGGAACCATATTCTCTATTTAAAAATGATGTATTTATTCGTTATATAATAGACAAACCAGAATTATATATAAATAATTCAAAAAAAATAGAATTAGAACATGTGTTTCCAATTAGAATAATCATGAGTGATAAACATAATATTCCAACCTATGCTGAAAAAAGAATGAAAAACATTAAAGAATATACTTTTGATACCATTAAAAATATGTTTGCTTTATCAAAAGATAATTTAAAAATAATCAATGAATTACCTGAAACTTCAATATTAAAAAAAATTATTACAGAAAGTTTTCCTATAAATCATATTATATCAAGGGAATTATGTATATTGTATTATATGAATTTGTATTTTTATGTGATTAAAAATGAAAATAAAACATTAAAACCCTTTATTCTGGTGAGTAAATATAATTTACATCAAATCAAGAATTTATACAAAAAATTTAATAAAAAATTACCAAGTATACATTATTTGTTTGATAAAAAAAACAAAACTATCAACAAAAAAAATTATAACAACAAAACTAAAAAGAATATGTAAAAATGAACGTTTTTAATGAGAAAAGGTGTAATATAAATAAATATAACAACAAATTAAATAAATATAAACATATTTTTATTTAATTAAATAGTAGAGAAAATGGGAAATCTATCCAGTTTAATATTCAATTCTAAACATATTAATAAACTAGCATTTGGTTATTATAAAACATGCAGCCTAGAAGATAAAAATGCTTTTGTTGAAATTTTAACAGACGATTTTTCCAAAGTAGAGGAAATAAAAGAAAAAATATTAACCAATCCTAAACTACATATTGTAGTTGGGGTTGCGGATGATGTCATCGACGCTTTAACCTACTATTTGAATAACAATCCACCTCATGATAAAATTATTTTATCACAAACCGATTTATTTATATTTAAAAATAGGTATGATTTACCAATGTTGAGTATTAAAAATACAAAAGCGCATGAAAATCGTGAAAAATTGTCTACTAATAATAAGAATAAACCTGCTTTTTTTGTGGCTTCGTGTGATTTATCAAAGTTATGGGGAGGCTCTGCCCCGCAATTCCGCTTGTAGTCGGACAATTCCGCTTGTAGTCGGACAATTCCGCTTGTAGTCGGACAATTCCGCTTGTAGTCGGACAATTAAATTATAATATATTATATTATTATATAATTATAAAAAATGTCCGATATAGATAATGTAATTAACAAATGTGTGAACGACATCTGGAAAGAATATGGGAAAAAAGGTTCAGACTCTCTCAGTAAAGACCAAACCAGAAAATTTGTTATGGAAACTCTTTCTGATATGAGAGATAATGAAGCGTTTACGGAAGCAGATTTTGAAGCTTGCTTTAAGGAATTCGACCTAGATGGTTCGGGAACAATTGAAAAAAAAGAAATGGTTATTTTTATTAAGAAAGTTTCTGGACTTGTTTAATTATTATTATTATTCAAATACTTATTTTGTGTTGGGTCTACTTCTTAATAATATTTTCTACGATTGCCTTGATGAGTGGAGGTGGTACAGCATTACCGATTTGAACGATTTGTTCTTTTCTATTACCGCAGACAATATGCTCTTTCGGGAATCCTTGAATCTGTTTCAGTTCATCGGGCAAAAGCATCCGCAAATAACAGCCCGATGCGTTTTGTATCGGTACAAAGAACCGCGGTTGATGGTCATAACTACAGATTATTGTTTTGGCCGATTGTCGTATGTCGATTATCTCACAATGAATTGGGCTAATGCGTTTACCAAACGAAAACAGATTGTCATGCGTTTTGCCGGTATAACTCCGGTTGGCTTCATTGGCTGAGAGTTTACTCAGCAAATAAGGGTGCGCCGCATTATTTTCCGGATATTTTTGCTTATCGTTTACATCCTTCATAATACAATCCTTAGGAATGTCAGCAAACCAGGCGGGATCGACCTTCGCCGCCCCTTCCATACTGTAGGCAACAATCCCTTTTAAATTTGGTTTGGTGGTTAGTGGGGTGGGAAAACTTGGCGACCAACCATACGCATTGCCCTTTTTTGTCCCGATAATAATTAAACGTTCACGTTTTTGCGGTACATTGTATTTTTCTGTTTTACACACTTGATATTTTACATTATATCCGAGTTTTTCAAATTCATGGACTATAATATCAATATAGAGCTCTCCTTGCTCTGTTTTTCTAGACAACAGCCCTTTTACATTTTCTCCTATGATCATTGTAGGTTGAATAAGGCGAGCTGCGCGCAGAAATTCGCGAAATAATGTATTGCGCGGGTCATTCTCTTTTTTTTTACCAGCATTACTGAACCCTTGACAGGGAAATCCGGCAAACAAAATGTCGGCTTTACCTTTGTATTTTTCAAAGCATTCGTCTTTTAGTTTGGCTATATCATTCTGTTTACCATCACAGATTAATTCACAGTCGGTAAAATTTGCCTCGTGCGATTCACAGAATGTCTTTTTAAACTCGTTATAAGCTATCACATCGCATCCGGCTAAGCGTAATCCCAGTGAATCTCCACCCAAACCGGAGAATAGACTAATAGCAGTATATTTATTTTTTTGTACTTCTGCTTGTGCTACTGCTTGTGCTTGTGCTACTGCTTGTGCTTGTGCTTGTGCTTGAGCCATTTTATAATTATAGTATTTGTTTTATAATCCTATTTAAAAAAAACTATTTATATATCAATTTTTTATTTTATTGTTTTTATTTTATTTTATTTTATTTTATTTTATTTTATTGTTTATTTTATTTTAAATCCAGTCGCAAATTTGTAATACATTGGCCATATCCCCATCGCAACTTGGCTTTGAATATGCTGCCGTCCTCGCAGGTAAACTCAAAATTAATATCACATCCATTGTCATTAGGACGAACTTGTTTTGTTAAGACAATAGGTGTGATGGCCACTTTTCCACTCCAATGAACTTCAAAATCATCAGGTTCATCCATTTTTCCATGAATTTGAAGCCAATAGTCTTTTTGTTCCAATACTTCTTTCGCTGTTTGATACGCTTCACTTTGAAGCTGTAATAATTGCTCTTCAGTCATAATAAAATTTTTATGAAAACGTTTGCGACATTCGTCCAAATAGTCGCCCAAATATCCCTTCTCACGCAATTCACATTGAAAAGCTGTTTTGGGTTTGCCTTGTCTAAATATGTCTTTAATCCATTCTTCATAGCTTGGCTTGGGTGTGACCATTTTAAAATGGTCAATAATCTCATCCAGCATGGTTTCATAGAATTTTTTAGCATACACATTCCCGACCGAAAATTTATTGGCTGTTCCATTATGAAACTGGACTCCATTTATCCAAGGCGGTTTGGTCGCATCAATCACGGATTTGTCTCTACATCCTTTGAATTCTACCGTTTTTTCTGAAATAGTAGACCATTGTATTTTAAAATCGTAATGAATGCCACGCGTACCACCCGCCTTGATTGTGGTTTCAAAAACTGGCATATCTGGGAATGCGCGGTGGAAGGCGTCTTTGATTTTTTGCCCACACGGCGTATTGTCTTTTATATGCGCATGTATTTTGGCCAGACTGATGGCCTCGTCATCTGATTTTTTATGTGGATTTTTTTCTTTTTTCTTTTCTTCTTTCTTTTCTTCTTTTTTTTCTTCTTTCTTCATTTCTTGAGCAGCATCATAGCAACCCTCACTACAATAATCACTAAAGTGATCTAATGTCGCACGACGCGCGAATGTGAATGGTTGACATGCTTTGTGATCACACATAATTTGAGCACACATAATTTGATCCATCATTATTTTGTATATAGTATATAAGTTGGTTATATTTACAAAAAATAATTCAATTTTTTATAAAATAATAAAATAATAAAATAATAAAATAATATAATATATGAAATTTTTATATTATTTTGATAAAGTAACTGCTTGGCTAGATTTTTCATGGCTTATAACACGAGAAAAACCACCAAAATATGATACTATTTATGCTCATGCTGATACTAATGTAGAGAACCATAAAACATTTCCAACGTCCTCATAAAATTTACCGAACCGAAAAAAGCTACATTTCGCCGTCTTTTAATAAAATTAATTGCTAGAAGGGGTGTCACATTATAATATTTAATTATATAACATGCTACTACGGCACACGACCGTTGCATTCCAGCAAAACAGTGAACTAATACTGGCCGTTTATTTATTCTATTTGTATGTATTTGTTCTAATACAGTAGTGTTTTTCATATAGTTTAATAAATTTGTAACTTCATCCGGATCGTCGTTTATAGGTATTCTCAATCCTTGCTTACATTGCTTTGAAAATGGAATATCCTTGGTACAATTTACTACCAGCGCAAATCTACCACTATTAAAATCAGCAGCCTGTTTATTGCCTATAAAAAGATAATCTACTATTTCATTATTATTATTATTATTATTATTATTATTATTATTATTATTTATTATATTGTTCATCATTGATATAAATATTACTAATATATTTTTATATATTTATATATTTTTTACAATAAATAAAAATAAATAAAAATAAATAAATAATTTAATAAATAGTTATTATATAAATGGTAAAACGGACTTTTAGACGCAGAAAGTCCGGCAAACGGCTCACTCGACGTGTTAGACGTACTCGGCGTGTTAGACGTACTCATCGACGGCGGAGAAATCTTAAGGGCGGAGGCGTTAACGTATCGACGATTGAAATGTTATACCCTGATGTACCGAGAATCATAGCCAGCATTAAAAATAATCCGCGTTATGCGGAAGCATTAAATAATAGTGATGGTAGCGATGAGGATAATTTTCGTATTATTTACAATGTGTTAACACAACATACGCTAGAAAATAGACAATTACGTATACGTAGACCTGATTTGGAAGTCGCATGGAGCGATAGTTATGGTTTTCCAAAATCCATAACATTTTATTTAGATAGAGGTGATTTAGATGTTTCTATGCCGAATAAACCCGGTATGCGTTATAATATTTACAAACTAGACGCGAACTTGCCCCAACCGCAAGGCATGATGGTATAATGGGGGCTCTGCCCTGGGGGCTCTGCCCCCTCACCCCCGACCGCAAGCGGAATTGCCCCCGACCGCAAGCGCAGGTATAACAGATAGAATTGCCCCCGATCGCAAGCGCAGGTGTAACAGATAGAATTGCTTTTTATAAATACTTATTATATAAATGGTAAAAAAAACTTTTAGACGCAAAAAGTCTAGCAAACGGCAAAAAGCCAGACGTACTACTCGACGTACTCGACGCATTAGACGTACTCGGCAGCGACGGAGAAATCTCAAGGGTGGAGGCGTTGATGAAACGACGCTTGAAATGTTATACCCTGATGTACCGAGACTCATAGCAAGCATTAAAACATACCCGCGTTATGCTAACGCATTAAATAATAGTGATGGTAGCAATGAGGATAATTTTAGAATTATTTATAATACGTTAACACAAACTGATTTAGCATCTAGACAACAAGTATTAAGAAATAGAGCACGGCGTCCGCTAGAAAATATAGAAATGCGTATAACTACATTGCCCGTCTCATGGAAAGATGATGATGGTATTCCAAAATCCATCACATTTTATTTAGATGGTGGTTTAGTTGTTTCTATGCCGAATAAACCCGATGCCCGTCATCGTATTTACACACCAGATGCTTCGTTAGAGCCCCAACCGGATGTCATGATATAATGGGGGCTCTGCCATCTGTTGCACTTGCCCCTCACCCCCCGTGCTATCTTGCCTCGTGCTATCTTGCCTCGTGCTATCTTGCCTCGTGCTATCTTGCCTCGTGCTATCTTGCCTCGTGCTATCTTGCCTCGTGCTATCTTGCCTCGTGCCGCCCTTCCCCCGACCGTGTAACAGATAGAATTGCGTTATTGAAACATCCCCGTTTCATCCGCATCCTTTTGTACATTTGTGTTTTCATACATTTTTTTTAAATCACTCAAATTATCTATCGTTTCTCTACTATTCTTATAATATTTCATCAAATATTGTTGTAGCAAACTAGTAGAAACTTTTATATTTAATTGACATACACCCTTGTAGAACTCACCGGAGAGCTCTTTCTCCTGATTCTCAGTAAATTTATCAAACATCATTATAATTTGTTCTTTGGTAGCATAATCGAAATTCATCACATAATCTACTCGACCAGGACGTATCAATGCCTTGTTCAATTCTTCTATATGATTGGTGCTGATAAATCCGATTTTATTGCTGCCGGTTATACCATCCAATGCGTTTAATACCCCACTAAATGTCAAACTACACTGACTCTCTTGACTACTCGTCCGATTTTTATTAAAAATACAATCCATATCCTCTAGAACAAAGAATATCTTTTTCTCATCCACTTCTTTATTATCGTTATCACTCAAGGAACGGAAGGCTCGCACCAAACCCACATCAGTCATCTTGGGGGTAAAACTGACTATGGCGAGATTGTAACCGAAATGAGAGGCCAGTGCGGCAATCAAACTGCTTTTACCCGCACCTGGTATACCCGCAAACAAGTATATTCTTTTATAGGGTATACCTTTGTCCGCATACCATTGCTCGGTTTTCGGATCTAGAAATTTCGTCAAATCATTCATGATGGATGTTTTATCTTTTTGCGGCAAATAAATAGATTCCAGTGATCGCTTACTACGTGACCCCAGACGTTCAAAATAATCCCCGTTTGAACTACTAATAAAAAGTTTAATTTTATTCTTTTCCGTTTTAATCGAATGATAATGTTTCTTATAATACTCTACACTGGATTTAATAAAGGCTTCAAACGTCTCTACATTCTCCAAAGGAAAGGTTATTTTATAGGCACTGTAAACAGATTGCTGCCAGTGACCTATTTTCACTAGTTCTTGTTTGATTTTATCATCGTTCTTTATAGTCATCTTTACACCATTGTAGGAGAAAAGATAGTCATCTAGATGAAACCGGTCTAGTAGATAATTCATGGTTATTTCATTATCTATATCTAAGGAAATCATTTCCAAATGATTGGTCGGCAGTTTTTCCAAATCGGTTAATTTTTCATCTACCAATTTTTTATCTGCTGCTTCACCGAGCATACATTGTTTTAAGTTTGATCCAATAAAGAAGAGTGGTTCGATAAATATAGCGTCGTTGGAATAATTAAATCGAACTGATATCTTTTCAGTCATGTTTTTTTCTACTATTATGATTCAATGTTGGCTTGTCATTAAATCATATTTGTTTATGTATTACTGCGTTTATGTATTACTGCGTTTATGTATTACTGCGTTTATGTATTACTGCGTTTATGTATTACTGCGTTTATGTATTACTGCGTTTATGTATTTAACTTTTTTATGTTTTTTTTCCGTGTATAACGTTTTGATTTTAATTTTTTACAATAACGTCTTCTAGTATTTTTATTTTTATTTTTATTTCCTCCAGAAACCAAATTTAATTTTTGATATAAAATCCCGCTTAGTTTTTGTAGTTGTGTTTTTTCAACATAAATATTAGGATTATAGTAAAGTTTACCATTAATAAATTCAATCAAACATCCATCTTCAATATATGGATTTCCTTTATCATCAATCTGTAGATTTTTCATTTTATCTGTATCAGCATCACCATCAATACGTAGATTTTCCATTTTCCCTGTTAAAATAGTCATACTTTCATCCTTTTCTGTTAAAAAATTTATATCATCTGTTTTTAATTGTTCAATAGGAATATTTTCTTTTACAGGTATTTCATTATAATAACCTTCTGGTGTTTCCGACTCATCTGAATATCCATATTCATATCCATAATTAACTTTATTTTTTTTTTGCTTTTTAAGTTCTGCTTTTTCGTCATCACTTTGACTATTCAAACACTCATTATTTAAGTAACACTCGAATTTTGAATTAGCCAACGTTTTTAGATTACTTTGTTGTTCATCAAACGTTCTACATTGTACATAATTTGTATCAGAATAATTATTTGTTTTTACCTTTTCATCAGTGAAAGCAGTTTTTTGTTCCTCTGTCATGGTAGTCCAATTTGATGGAGTTGTTAAATTTTCTAATTGCATTTGTACACCATCTACATCACCCTGTGATTTTTTAAATTCTTGCCATAAATTTATTGATTTAAAAGTATAAAATAACCGCGAATAATCTTGTCTACACTTTGCCATAGTTTTTCCACTTGATCTGCCAGTTAATCCAGCAAATGTAGCAATACCTAATTTATCCAATCTAAATATTGGACAAAATGTCATGTTAACTACCTCATTGAAATACCTGTTATAAGGTGAGTTATTTGATTCATAAAGTGGGTTATAATTATCATCATCTACAATAATATTACCTGGATACTCTTCTTTATAAGGGGTGGTGTCGTAATAATTTGTATTGTTTCCTGTGAAAAATGGTATTTTTTTTAATGATTTTGATTTGTAATTTTGTGTATTTAATGAAACATCATCAGTATATATTAGAACATCTATCAAATCATTATTCGATTTAATTTCGTTCAATAAAGTAACTGTCCCTATTTTACCATTTAAATCCCAAAATACAAGTTCAATGATATGATCTAATTCTTTAACTTTTTCACCTTTTTCATCAACATATTGTATGGCAATATTCGTTCTTATATTGATATAGTTTAATGTCTTTAAAACAGAAATTTGTAAAAGTCCAGAGTCATGCGTCCAAATTACTTTTTCACTTGAATTTTCGTGATGTGCATCTTTAACAGGAATAAAGAATATTTCATTCCCAGTAGAATCTGTGTGAGTAGTCGTCCAATAGTGATCTTCTTTGTCTTCTAATTCATTGAATATCATATTTAAAAAAATTATTAAATTTTGAATTATTACATTTTGAACTTGAGCAATATCTCTTTGATAATTTTTAACTCCGAAAGATATATCAAAGTCGTGACTCCTTGGAGCATAGTTTTCTATTAAAACTGATGAATTTTTCAGTCCATATGCAATAAAACTTGTGATTCCTCTATATCCAGCACCTCCTAAAATAATAGACACAATCATTTTTGTATTTTTTTTATACAACTGAACTCCTGTACCTTCAAATTGATAAGAATAAGTATTTACGTTTGAAGTAAGTAATGTTTCTCTTAAAAAAGAAATATTTTGTAAACATACACATAAAAACCATCCAATTGCTTTGTCCCAAATATTTACAGACGACAATCCAGAAAGCATAATATCTCTAAACTTTCTAGCCTTAATAGACATATTTGCTGAATTTTGTGAATTTTCATCGTCAATAGTTGTTGTTCTAACAAGTTTTGATTTTTGTTGTACATTTATTGGAGTAAGTTGACCTATTTTAACAGGAATATTACTCATTTATATAAATAAATAAATAAATAAATAATAATATATGAATTTATCTACAAATTACTTCTTTATCAGCACCTCTTTAATAATATTTTTAAAGATTTTATTTTCATTAGCAGCAGTATCTCCGCGTCCGCCGCATGTTTCCAACATTAATTGTATATATATATCATTATTTATCGAGTCGCTATCCATATAATCTGGATGTTTCTCCCGCCAATCAATCAATTTTCCTATATTTTTTCGTGTTACACCTCTGATGGCTTTTTTAACTGTACTATTATCCGGTGTTTCTCGTTCCCATACATTATTCTCCTTTACATAAAAAATTTCACGTCTAGCATCACTACAATGAATCGGGCGCTTATACACATCCAATAATTTTAATTCTTTAATAATCATATTGGAAATTCCTGTTGTATAGCCTAATATACCAACACTTTCCAAATCTTCCATCTGAACTTCAAATGAATTGACAAAATCACTCAGATTAATCGCATCCTTACATTCCTCATTTAAAAACACCTGCATATTAAAAGTATTTGTATTGGTGTTGTGACAATTGTTGTTTAACGAGGGTTGAATGTTCTTACATACATCAAGGAACTGTTTTTGTGCTTCGGCATTCTGTCTCTGTGCTTCGACGCTTTGCTTATGTAATTCCAAATTACTTTTCATCACTTCCATTACCAACGATGTAAGGATAGAAATTTGGTCGGCTTGTTGGTTCGGCTCTTCATATTGTAACACAATCATATTTTCGGTGGGTGTGTCGTCGAGTAGTTCTGACTGAGTACACGTCTTTTTATGAAAATGTAATCCCTGCCTATGACGATATACCTTGCCACAATTACACAAATATAAATTGGAATCAACATTGTCATCATTTGTCACCATTTTGTCACGATTTATATGTTTGCGTGTCAAAACATGAATGTCATAATTGCGTCGTTTGCTAGTATTAAAGTCACACTTTACACAATGGAATTTTCCAGCTTGTTTTGGGTCTTTTTCTGTCATTAATGTCACTATATAATTAATGACATATTTAATTCCTAAATCCTTTCCGCGCTTAAAACTATTTTTCAATAAAAAAGTTATCATCACACTTTTTTTATTGATTTTTGAAAATGAGAGCATTATGGTCTAAATCACTTTTTTCACTTTTTTGTGTTTTTTTTTCTTTCCGGCTGACAATAGTTTTTAAGAAATCTGACATTTATTTTTGTCAATTTAGTCAAAATAATTTTAAGGGCTAGGAAATGAAAATTTTACTATTTTTTTTAAATGGAGTATTTATTTTATGTAATTTATATATTTTTAATTTATTTATTTTTAATTTATTTATTTTTTATTTATTTTTTTATTTATTTTTTTATGTAATGTAATTTAATTTAATCAATACCGATTATTTAATCTACATCCCCGGAACAAACCCCGGATACTTGGCGGCCAACTGCACCAGGGCAATCATGCCCTTGGCATCTCCCATGGCTGCAATATTGCCCACAGTGAGTTCTTCAATGCCCACGAGAATAATT